TATAAGGATAATTGTCGTAATAATAGTGGTGTTTTATATCATATTCATATTGACAGAGGTTTTACAGAAGTAGAACCTAATACAGAGTGTGCAATCGGTTGGATTGAGGAAGATGAATAAATGACAATTAAACTTAAAGCAACACATTCTCAAGAAGTCACAGTTTCTGTCACAAAGTTGGAACTTCTTCATCAAGCAAAACAAAATCTTGATGAAAAGGATATTTACTCGTTGACAAAACATAAACTTTATCAGAAAATTAACCTTCCACAAGAGGCTTTCATCAAAGATGGGAAATGGTTTGTGGAAGGGGAACTTTATTCATCACATTCATTTACTACAAATAAATACTTGCGTAATGTGGAAGAAAGTGATAAAGTTGTTTTGAAAGTGTTAGATGATTTGAAGGAGGTACTTGATTTTGAATAAAGAAGATATGAAATACTGCATTACTATTCTAACTAATTACTATGTAAAAGGTCTGGTTCAACACGATTTTAGATTAGATAAAGTAGAAAATAAAGATAAGTTTATTCTATATGCAGATAAAGCCATTTTTGCTATAGGTAGTCTTGATGAGTTGAAAGGTTACTGTTTAGGTATCCAAGCTGTAACCTCTGTCAGTGGTGTGTGGACAGGTAGTTATGTTGGATATTTCAGTGAAAATTTATGGGAGTATATTGACAATGAATATACCTTTGACTAAACTTGATATTATCAAATCCTCTCGTGTAACAGAAATTATTTGGCGACAAGAGTTGAATTCTACACAAGATGATGATAAGCTTAAAATGTTAATTGATGCTTATTGTGAATGTGTACCACTGCACTATGTTGGAATGGGAACAACTTTCAAAGATTTCATTGATGATGTGAAAAGTGTGTATTTTAATAAAATTAAAATTTTAGAGGAGAATTGATTATGATTTCAAAAACTATTAATATTTTAGGTTTGATTGCAGCAGTACTACTATTAGTTGGTATGTTTACAGGAATCTTACATTTCAATACGAAGGAAGATACTTTTGATTTCTTTTTCGTAGCATTTATGATCGTCTGTAGCTTGGTAGATTTCGTTAAGACTCTGCTTGACAAAAGTAAACAATAACTGCTAAGATTAAAGTATAGAAAAGATTCGACCTTGGGACCGAAGTTGTTATAGCAAGGCGCATGAGAAGTGGCTCAACTCATGGATATAATCGGAATGTGTCGCTACCGGATGATTGTATCAGTAGGGCTTTTAATTTAGTTTTCTTAAATAAAACTCCTTTAATGAAACGAGGTGTTAAAGTGGGAGCTGTCACTCCCCTTTATTTAAGAGAATTAAGCAGGTGTGATGTAATGGAGAGCATATTTCTCTTCTAAAGAAATCGTCAGCGTTCGAATCGCTGCACCTGTACCAAATTATGAAACCTCCTTTACAGGAGACGAATAAGCCGAGAAATTGGTTGACCATCTAAGAGAGTTAGAGTAGAATCAAGTGATTCGAAATCGGTCAGAACTGTGTGGTGACATATAGCTGTAACATGTGGTTACGGGGAGTAATTAACGACTACTCTTGAACATATAAAGATGATGTGACGAATCACCAACCTTAAAGGTTGGATAGTCTGACAGCTCGGAAAGACGGCACTTAATTTAGGGTATGTAGCTCAGAGGCAGAGCAATTGGCTGTTAACCAATAGGTCGAGATTTCGAAATTCTCCATATCCGCCAAATTTTAACACCTTTCACACAAGGTCTGGACAATTCTCACGACTACCATCGTTGTTCACAATAGATTTTGGTTTAAGGTGTTAATTACTGGAACGTAATAACCAGTTTAAAAACGTCATTGTGTTGCGATACACAAGTAAGAGTCATTGATGGTTACTCACATACCTTCGGTTAAGACTTTAAAAAGAGAAATGAATGTGACGTTCTGTTAGTTGACGACTATACTCGACCACTACGTGAAGGTGGCTATCCTACTTTAGAACATTAATCAAACAAATAATCAATCAAGGAAACAACTATGTTTACAATTAAACTTTACTATGATATCGACAGTTATAATGTAATCTGCTCACCACATTATAATATTAGAACTTTTAATACAGATGAAGGTTTTGTAACAGAAATCACGGTTTACAAGGATATGACTACACAAGATGGTACTACTTACCGTGTAGCCAAAGATATTAGTGTACCACATTGGAACTATGCTTATATTGAAAACTCCTCTGGAAAGACTATTGACCATATCAAACACTGATAAAAGACCTCGCTTCGGCGGGGTTTTATTGTATATAGACTATAGTTGATAATAATTGTTATTCGTGTTAGAATAGTTTATGTTAACAACAATAGGATTAATACAATGGCACCATTATTAGCAATGGCAATCCCCTCACTAGTTAAACTATTACCAGATGTTGCTGGATGGTTTGGTGGTGACAAAGCAGAACAAATGACATCAGAAGTATTAGACATTGCATCAAGCGTTACTGGTATCTCTGATAAGAATAAAGCATTAGAAGCAATCAACGCTGACCCTAATGTCGCACTAAAATTCCAAGAAGCTGTGATGGCTGACAAATACCGTCTTGATGAAATATATCTTGCTGATCGTAAAGATGCTCGTGATATGCAGAAGGAAGCTTTACGCCAAGAAGATACTTTCAGTAAAAGGTTTATCTACTATTTAGCCTCTGCTTGGTCAATTTTCGCAATGATTTATCTGGTAGGTATTACATTTTTCACTGTACCAGAAAGCGCTGTAAGGTTCGCTGATACCACGCTAGGTTTTCTTCTCGCGACTATTATAAGCGGTATTATTCAATTCTTTTTTGGTTCTTCAAAAGGTAGCAAAGATAAAAATGAAATCACTGCTGAACTTTTGAGAAAATCAAAGAACCAATAACAAATATTAGGAGGTCGTATGCAATGCGGCTCATGTTTTAAATTCTTTGCTTTCCCAGCATCAGATAATGCTCCAGATGAACACTATCAGTTTTGTCCAAGTTGTCGTCGCCCCAGTGAATATGATTATGCATACACAAGTCGTGACTATGAGCATTCTCATTTGACAGAGCAATTCTATGTTGGTGAAAAGGATGATTATTAAATTCATCCCTGCAAGGACAAGATAAAGTATAGTTTTAAAGAGGTAAATTATGGCTACTAAGAAGCAAGTAGAAGCACGTAATCAGGAAAAGGAACGAGGTCGCCAACCACGTCCAGCAGCAGGAAACTTTAAAAGTGTTTTGAATGCTATTCAACATGTTCAAGATAAAGTTCATGCCCAGACAGCTAAGGATTTGGAAGATTACTATTTGATGATGGAAGAACTTGCAAAAGGTAAAGGTGACTTTGCTAAAGCAGGTATTAAGGATCGTGTAATGGCGATTAAGTTTCATCTGGATATGGCAGATAAATTCCTTAATGATTATTATGAAACTGAAGATGAAGAATCTTCTGAAAGTAACGAAACTTCTGAAAAAGTAGAATCTAAAGCAAATGGTACAAATGGTTTAATTTGCCTAGATTTCAATTCTGAAGATTAATTCTTATTGACAAGCATTAATATTTGTGCAAGAATGGTTTATAGAAATATACATTTCTCTCAAAATTATATTTCTCCTCAACATCTTATACACAAGAATATAAGTGTCATAAAAGAATAGTCACTCTATGTGATATTTATTCTCCTCTCAAACACAACCCCTTCCGTTTTGGAAGGGGTTTCTTTTATTATATCAACGTAATTTTAAACTATGCTGTAAACGTTCTTCCATTTTATTAACAACATCTTCTGGAACATTGTGATTGTTCTTATTACTGTGACGTTTTTCTATAATCAGACTTACAACTTTATATCCATAAGCATTAGCCATAGATGTATATGGTTTTAGTTCTTTTTCAGATGTCGATGTATTATGAACCACAATATTAGCTACACCAGCATCCATACAAACCATAACACTGTCTTGACACCACTTATGAGCTAAATGAACATTTTCTGGTTTCCAATTATAATTCCCTTGGTCATCATAATGAAAATCATCTGCTGCATATGCAATACAATCCTGTAAGGAAATTTCCAAGGTTTTAGCTAAAGTTGTCTTTCCGCTAGATGGTAGTCCTCTTAGAATATATAAAGTTTTCTTAGTCATTTTATTCTCCATAATAATACCTCTCAATAAATTCTCGTCGTTGTTGATCATTATAAGAACGCCATACTTCCTTGTCAACATTTTCTGCAAGATAGTCTACGAACTCATAAAATTCTTCATCAATTCGTTGTTTAAACAAGTCTGGTTTATCAAACAAAATGTCCACTTTAGCTTTACCAAGACGCATAATTGCTTTCTTAGAGAGGTAGTGTGGTGATTTTAATTTACAAAGAACCTCTTCTGTGAAGTAATCCTTAACCATATACCCCTCATGATTAACGTCAGTAGGTAGATCTTTAAATTTACCTACCCACAACTCACCACGCCTACATTCAGCAGCCTTGGATAGCCCATTTAGAAAATATTCTGATGACATTTTACCTGTGTCATGATACCTACGTCCTATTAGATAAATACCTTCATTTTCCTCTACAATGTGAGGGTCACGTTTATCGCAAACTTCAAATATATGGGTAACACCTTCTTCATATAGAGCATCCTTGTTAATTGTTTCTAGCCACTCTTCACCAAGTTTAACATACTCAGAATCAAGACTTCCTGTTGTAGATACAATATAACCATAAGCTTTATTATAAGTTACAGAAAGCATATAACCGTTTACTTTACGAGGACAGATCACCACTTGCTCAGGGTCAACAGTTGTTCCATTATCACCAAAATTAAACACCTTACGGAAAGGCAGTACAATAACATTCCAAGCTTCATCTACAACAGTTCCTCGGCATTCAAGCAGTCGCTCGTCAATATGCCACAGATTATTGTAGAAAACCTTTCGATGATATTTAAGGACTGACAAACCTTTATATTTACCTTCGGTGTAAGTTTTCTTAATAACTAGACCCTTTTCGATAAGGTCAGATACATCTAATTTCATATTAGTTCTCCTAGTGTTGGTCAGGTGAATAAATTTCTTTCTTGTTAAGAATCTTCATAATTTCTTTAATGTTCTTAATTTCACCAAGATTATCATACCCAACATCAATTTGTCTACCTTTAGGTTCAGGAAGAGACCCGTGACAGTGGCCGAACAATTGTAAACTTCCCCGCCCAGCATTATTCCAAGTGGTGAGGGGGTAGTGGCATAGAACTACTTTTTGTTTATCAATCTGTATCTCAAGATAATCACCTTTCCAGACAATACCAAACTTACCATCAGCAATACCATTACGTAGTGATTTGTCATGATTTCCATGGATCATAATTTTCTTACCATTCAAGCGTTGTAAGAAGCTACTTGTTACCTCCACACCTTTAAAGCAGAAATCTCCAAGATGGATAATGTAATCTTCTGGTTTAACCTTAGTATTCCATTCGGTAATCAAAGCCTCATTCATGGAATTAGTCTTCTTGAAATTACGTGTTTTTGGACAGAAGTGTAAAATATTACCATGGTCAAAATGTAAATCACTTGTTACCCAAATATCTTGTTCTTCTGTGTTAAATTTTCTTCCAAACATTATTTACCTCTTAAAAATCTTTAAATTTATACAACAATTCCAATTGTGTAGAATACTTCCGTACACGTTTCACATCTGAAACCTTAATACTTTCTGTAAGATTAGAATAAGTATCTGCAACTTTAACTTTCCAAGCAAGTTCATCTTTTGATAGATTACGTAGATAATCTTTGTAAGATAATCCTTCTTTCTTGGTGACAAGATCAATTGCTTGTACAATCTCGGAGTCATAACCAGCTTCAAGTAAAGATTCCTTAGTAACATAAGTATCTTCATACAAATCGTGCCCAAGGGAAGCTGTAGCCAATTTCACATCTGCAATTGTAGGATTATGTATCTTACCTTCACCAAATAATTCATGTGCTTTCTCAGCAACCATACGTAGATGGTAAGTGTAGGGTTTGTCACCATACTTTTGTTCATGATGCGCTACAACAATAAGACTGCTCATCTTAGATTCAAAAGCTCTTAATTTATCCAATGTATAATTCACAATTATTCTCCTTTCTCCAAAATCTACACACATCATAACATCTGCTTTTCACAAATCAACTACTTTTATATAAAAATTATTGTTGACAAGGGTTGTTGTGGTTGGTAAAGTAAGGGAAGTTTTTAATAGATAGGAGATTGAAGATGTTTAAAACCGTGGCAATATTTATCACAATGTGTCTGTACATTTTTGCAGGAGTTGTACTTCTTGCAAGTGTACCTTTTGTAGATAATCTAGTTAATTTAGTGATATTCTCACTTTGTGCATGTGGTTATGCTTGGGTGTCAAGTTGGTGGATTAAAAATGGTTGGTTTGATAAGGAGTTATTTTGATGAAATCAAAAGGTGTTCTCTACAATGGTGCTATGTACAAAGTTCCAATGTGGGTTAAATTTATGACTACAGATAATGATGGGACTGTTTTTGGTTGGTCACATAAACCTACACTTGACCATAAATTAAGTTGGATTGTAGATTCAGATATTGGTAAAGGTGATATTTTTGAACCTTACTATGTATTTGAGAAAATTGAGGAGGTTTGATATGATGTATAAACTGATGACAGACCCAAGAAAATTTAAACGTTCTGGTGCAAAGGTAAAAGTATCTGCTGAAAAAGTTATTGCTGTTGAAAACTATACTTATTCAAGAACCGTAGAACATCAAGGTAAGACTTATGATGTACAAACAGAAGTGTTTACCAAGAATGGTGAGATTGTCAAATACGAAAGCACATTTACACCAAGTAGTATTTGTTTAGATGAGTATGACTTTGATCACGATTTGACAATTTGGGATTTAACACCAGAAGAGAGAGTTGGTGTAAAAAGTAAATTCTTTGGGCATGATATCCACATCTACAATGATATATGGGTTTTCTCTGATACATTAGAGCCTACTGAGACTACACATCACTCTCGTCCATGTGGACATTGTGGATTTATTCGTGGTGAAGATGATCATGACCCTTGCATCAAAAGCTTACCTTATGTGCTAAATGCTTGTTGTGGTCATGGTGACCAAGAATCAGCTTATGTGATGCTACAAGATAGAGAATGTTATTATGGTGAAGATGCTTTGCGATTGATTGAATGGTTGAAACAAGAGAAAGTGTCACCACAAGCATTCAAACCTATTGAAGTCAGTCGAGCTTTAAGAAGTGAACGGAGGAAGCGTAAATGAAAATAATCTTCCTTGATATAGATGGTGTTTTGAATAGTGATTCTATATTAAGTGAATATATCTCTGAAATTGACGGAGAATATTACCCATATCAACCCCACCTTGTTGATAACTTGAACATTATTCTTAAACGTACAGGTGCTAAGATTGTAGTATCTTCAACTTGGAGACTAGGGGAGTCTGTAGAAAGGTTGCAATATCTTCTGACACATATGGGTGTTAAAGGTGAAGTGATTGGTAAAACGGATTCTTACAATGATAAGTTTGTTGTCAGAGGTAATGAAATTCTAAAATGGATTCAAGATAATGAAAGTTTATTTGGTTGTCATTATTATGATTTCTGTGATTATGTAATTCTTGACGATGATTCAGATATGTTATACAGTCAACGAAACAACTTTGTTCATATACAAGGTGAAGAAGGTTTGACGAAAGAGTACACTGAACAAGCAATTGAAATTTTAGGAGATGAATCATGAGTTATTATAACTATGTGTTTAAAGCTAAGAAACTTGAAAGTTATAGTGAAGTAGAGGAAAGTGGTCTTGTGTTTGAATCATTTGATAGTGGCTATCAAGACTTAAAAGACTTTGTTGGAGAAAATAAAGTATCTTTCAATGAAGATGGATGCGAGTACATTTATCTAGAAGAATGTAGTGGAGGTGGCGATTATATTCGCCCATATGACCTTAAATTTGGATTATCAAACAACAAACCGACTTTTCAAGATGCCAGTTATTTTGTACCAGTTAAGGATATGCATAACCGTATTGATTGGTCATTGGTTAAAGATATTGATAAGATGGAAGAAGCACTCAAGTCCTATCAAGAAGATCGTGACGGTGATGAGTTAGTGTTTCCACTATAAGGAATTTAATATGACAAAACGCTATAATTGTACAGTATCAGATCGTAGAGGTGAGTTTGGTCTATGCATGGAGAAGTCTACTTCTGGTAAGTTTGTCCTCTTTTCAGAATATGAGAAACTTTTGAAGAAGATTAAAACTTTTGAGAAAACCAAACCTTCTAAGAAAAGTGTGCTTGGTACAGAAGAAGAACAAATAGATATGTTTGGAGGTGAGTAAGATTTGCAATAACTTGCAAGAAATTGATATTTGGGGTAGAATGGTGTATACACTTTAGTATAGAGGATAAAATAGAGTGAAATTAGAGTACGCAGTTTTCATCCAAGATGGTGATGGAATTTTAACATTCAAAGAAATGTCTAATATTAAAGCAAAAGATTATTTCAATGGATGCAAGAAACTTGTGAAAGGTAAACCTTTTAACAAAGATAAACTTCTGTCAATGGCAGAAGATATTCGTGATAAGATTTGTCCTTGCTGCTTAGCAGAGAATGATTACTTTGAACAAATCGTAGGTTATGCCCAAAAGCAGAATATGATTATGGAAGAAGATGGTGATTATTATATCTGTGTAGGATGTATGGCACGAGAGTGTTAATATTTTAGGCGTCATGATTGATTGCAAGCAATTGTGGTGATAAATGCAGAAGATAGATAACATCTCCGCTATCTTCTGTTTCCTATTTATTTGGAGATGATAAGTAAGGAGAAGTGCTTATGGTGACAGTAAAATTAACCTTAAAAGAATCAGAATTGACTCAAGAATTACTTCATGAATGTTTCGAATACAATCCAGAAGGGTTTCTTATCTGGAAAGAACGTCCACTAAAACATTTTAAGAATGAAGGTAACCAAAAACGTTTTAATACACCTTGGGCTGGAAAGATTGCAGGTTATTACAATAAGAGAACTGATTCAAAACGTGACGATTTTGGTTATCATATAGTAAGGATAACTTTGGAGAAATCACAAGGACTATTTAAATTACACAGATTGATATTCTTAATGCACCACGGATACCTTCCAGCTGTTGTCGATCACATAGACGGTAACTCAACTAATAACCGTATAGATAATTTAAGGGAAAGTTCTGTACAACAAAATAGTTGTAATCTGAAACTGAACATAAACAACACCTCTGGTTATAAAGGTGTACATTCTATAAGGGAAGGTTTTTGGAGTGCACACATAAGGTCGAAAGGTGTAACCTATTATCTTGGTAGCTATAAAGAGAAGCACCTTGCAGCATACGCTTATAATTTAGCTGCTGAGGTCTTGCATAAAGAATTTGCATGTCTTAATGATATAGAAGAAGATGTATCGGATTTCGATTACTCTTCGAAATTCTTTACTGAAATATACCCAACTCTTACAGGGGAGGTAATTTGTAATGGCTAAGAAAGTTACACTAAAAGAAAAAGATTTAACACAGAAAATCGTAAAGGAATGTTTTGACTATCATGAGGATGGGTATTTAATTTGGAAAGACAGACCTGACTATCATTTTGCTAAACCTTCGAGTAAGAAAATCTACACTACGCAAAAGGTTGGTAAAAGGGCTGGTAGATGGCATAAGCGTACTGATAGAACAAAAGAAGGTTTTGGTTACTGGGTCACTAGCTTGACAATAGATGGAGAACTAGGAGCTTTCAAGTTACACAGATTGATATTCATGCGGCATCATGGATATTTTCCTGAAGTTGTAGACCATGTTGATAACGATACTGATAACAATAAAATAGAAAACCTTAGAGAATCTTCAAGTAAAACTAATATTTACAATATGTATAAACCAAAACACAATACATCTGGGTATAAAGGTGTAACAACTCTGTCAAAGATTAATAAGTTTAGGGCAGAAATAACCTGTAAAAATGTTTGGTTTCATATGGGTCATTATGAAGATCCTAGAGATGCAGCCTGTGTTTATGATTATGTAGCACAATTATTGTTTGGTGAGTTTGCTAGGACAAATTGTATTGAAGATAGAGTTTTTGAAGATTGTGTTAAAAAGAGCACTAAGTTCTATAGGGTTAAACTTCCCGAATTACTAAATGGTACTTTTGACTGGAGTGTTAACACAAACAGAAGAGGTATTAAAGAAGATGAGTAAGTACTGGGAAAAGTTTCCTACATTAAATAAACTAACTTTAGATTTAAGAAAAGTCTTTGGTGCGGGTTATCTTGAAGTGACCCCACAAATTGGTCCACAACGTACCTTCTTATCCTGTTGGGGAGGTTATTCTGGAAAGCCAATGAGAGACCAAGACTTCCCTTTGATATTTTATGGTGGAGCTAAATAGTCCAGTGGTTCCACATTAAACAACCCTGCTAATTCGAGGAAACCTAAGTCTGTATGATATTAGATATGGTAACATCGAGCCGAACGATTAAATTCGTGGGTGGAGAGGTCATCGCTGATGAGTGTAAGCGAGTAGGTGTCAAGTGGCATCGAAATGTAGGGCTATAATTTTATTATAGAAGATATGATCCGGCAACACAAGAAATTGTGGAAAGAGAGTAACGTCTCTAAAATTGAACCCTTGGCTGGCGGGGGTAAGAGTTGGTCATTATTGGCTGACGCATTAAAATATGTAGACTGTCCTTATTTCTATGCAGTATTCTTCCGTAAAACTATTAAACAATTAAGACGTACTTTATGGAAAGAAGCTAAGAAAATGTACATGCCATTACTTATTGATAAAAATGGTAAGTTTATTGGTCAAGCAAATATAAAAGAACAGGAAATGCTCATTAAATTTCCTACGGGTGCAACAATAGAATTCTCATATTTGGATAGGGATTCCGACGCTGAAATGAACTGGCAAGGTGCTGAATTAACAGCAGCTTATTTTGATGAGTTCACCCACTTCAGTGAATATAGTTTCAACTATATTCGAACTCGTATGCGTTCTAATAGTAAATACTCATCATTCATTCGATGTGGTATGAACCCACACGCTACCCATTTTTGTCACAAGTACCTAGACATCTTTCTCAGGGATGACGGGTTCGCAGAGAAAGAATTTTCAGGAAGACCTGCTTACTTTATTGTAGATCAAGGTCAAATTATTACATCTTGGGATAAAGAAGATCTATTAGCGAAGTACCCAAAGAAAAAACCACGTAAGTATACGTTTATACCATCTTCTCTTGAGGATAACCCTTACATGTTATCTAAGAACGAAGATTATCGTGAAAATCTTGAAGCGAACGACCCTGCTAATGCTGCAATGTTGTTGGCAGGTAATTGGAAGTACCAGATTGCTGCAAATGGAATTTTTGAGCGGTCTAATGTAAGATCTTCACAGATTATTATGGAAAGGGATATGCCAACAGATTGTGTATATTATAGGGCGTATGATAAAGCATCTTCCGTACCTGCCAAAGAAGGGGGTGATAGTAAAACACTTGACCCTGATTATACATGTAGTATACTTTTTGCAAAATCTCCTTCTACTTCAAATATCTATGTACTTGGAAACTATATCAAAGATAAAGATACCAATCAACAAGTAGCTAGGTTCAGGAAGAAACCGGGTCCAAGGGATGAGTTGATTCGTGATCAATGTTTATTGGATATTGAGAATTATGGTGATAATGTGTATTGCCTGTTACCTAAGGACCCAGGCCAAGCAGGTGCCTCAGAACAGCAGCAAGCCATGAAGGAATTAAGTAAATATGGTATAAAAGTAAAGCCTGATCCGACACATGGCAACAAATCTAAACAGGTGAGATTTGAACCTTTCTGTGTTCAGACTTATTCTGATAGTATCTATTGGGTAAAAGACACTTTTGATACTGCAGTGTGGGATTATATGCTTCTTGAATTGGAAAACTTTAATCCTATAACTAAGAATAATGGTTTTCACGATGACTTAGTAGACTGTTTTTCAACAGCACATGCTGCTTGTGTTAATATCAAAACCCACAGACCAGTCCCTATCCCAACAACATCTGTCCGCACAAAGTACCATGACATGAAAAAGTCTATGCGATAACACTCCTCAGAGAGTTTCTTTGTATTCTCTCTGAAATTTATATCCATTATCGCAACACATTAACCCTCTTTTGTCCAATTAATTTTGTGCGGAAGAGGGTTTCTTTTGCAAATAATTATCATTTATGTTAAAATAGGTTATATCATAATAATTTAAGAGGATTTTATGTCACAGTTACCATATTTTTTCGATGAGGAGCTTAATAAAGTTTCTTGTCATACATACAATGACTTTTTGAAAACTATCAATATTCTTACAGATAAAGATATCGATGTCAATCGTTGTGGTTTTACTACTCCATATAATATCTTTTTTGTGGATGGTGACCACAAGAATTACTTTGCTTGGTACAATATGTTTGCTGCAATGAAAGAAGATTTCGGCATTGACATTGATCTTAAGAAATCTTTCAAGAATCTTTCTGCACACTATCTCTATTTTAATGAGAACCCTTTCAAAGATGTTGTTCAAGAAGTTGTAGAAGAATCTACTGCACCACTTATTTCTTTGGGTGTTGATGATACAGAAGAAACTCTTGTAGAGGAGTCTGTTGAACAAGTTTCTAATGTTCCAGACTATGACTTCCTTATGGCAATGTATGATGATTCTGCTAAAGCAAAAAGTAAAGATGCTTTAGAACGTTACTGTATCAAACATTATAATATCAATCTACGTAAGAATCAACCTTTTGATAAGATGATTGTTGAGTTGCGTGGTTATTTTGAAGATAAGTAATCTTTATGGAGATGTAAATGTCACGTCGTAGAAATCGGAAGAATACAAAACAGACTTCTCAGACAAATGTCTCTGAGGTGTCTAAAGTTAATGGTGTACCAAGCACACAGAATATACGACGTTATCGTACAGGTACATCTGGTATTGCTTATTATCAAGACATCATCAATAGATTACAACCTTTTGAGCTTCGTTGGCCTTATTCAATGAAGACATTTGAGATAATGAAGAATGATGATGCTATTGCAACAGTACTTAATCTTCATTATATTCTTGTGGAGAATGCTTTTACAAACTGGAAGATTAAATACAACAAGAAATCAGCTAAAAGTAAACGTGCTGCAGAATTTCTAGAATGGAACTTAAATAATCTAGATGGTCAGTCACTTCTACAAGTTGTAAAAAATATTGAGACTTTCAAAGAAAAAGGTTTCTCTATTGTAGAGAAAGTCTATGAGCAAGTTAAGTCTGGTGAACAAGTTGGCAAGTGGAAAATTAAGAAATTAGCTAATCGTCCACAACTTAGTTTAGATGAATCAACACCGTTTGAAATTGCTGCAGGTGGACGAGATATTCTTGCTGTTCGTCAGAATACACAATATTTCCAGAATAAGTTCAATAATAATTTATTTATTAATGCAGTAGATATTACTGGAACTGGTTATAAACGTATTCCACGTAAGAAGTTTATCTTATTTGGGGAGAGTGCTACAGATAGTACACCTTATGGTCAACCTATCCTACGTTCATGTTATAAAGCTTGGAAAGAAAAAGTATTGCTTGAAGACTTAGAAGTCAATGGTGCTTCTAAAGATTTAGCTGGTATTATTGAACTGGCTGTTCCTGCGGATATTCTTGAGAAAGCTGCCAATGACCCTGCATCACCTGAAGCTCAAATGCTTGACCAAATGATGTTGGATGCTGCAAATGTACATGCTGGTGAACAACCTTACTTTATTCGTCCAAGTGATGTGCAGGAAAGAAGTACAAGTGTTGCTGAGTATAGTCTGAAGCTACTGGGTATCGACGGTGCAGGTCGTCAGTTTAATACATCAGAACTTATTCAGAAACGTCGTAAGGCTATCTTTGATGTATTTGGTGCTGGTCATGCTCTAACTGGTGAGGGTAGTGTAAGTTACAACTCTGCAGAAGTTAAATCTGCAACGCATATGTACTATATCAAACGTGATATTAAGATTATTGAAGATGGTTTAAACAACGACCTTATTCCAGAGTTATTGAATGTATATAACGAAATGGGATTATCTTACAAAGATATGCCACGAATTGTAGCTGGTGAGATTGATAAGATCAGTTATGACGAAGCAGGTAAACTTATTCAACGTGCTAAATCTGTAAATGGTATTGCTCTTACTAAAGAAAATATGATCAAGATGCATGAAATGATGGGTTTTGATACAGAAGATATGGAACATTTAACTCAAGAAGAATTGTTAGAGTTAATGGAGAGTGGTAGCAAAGGTGCTTCACGAGCAGGTGAGAGCCAAGGTTCAAGTGGTACTGGTGATTCTCAAATAGCACAAGGTGGTAACCTTAACATGGAGAATAAATCCTTTAATAATCTACGTGTAGATGCCAAAGGAATTTATAAAATGCATGATAATGGTGAACGAGAATATATAAATTTATCAGATTTACCAGAAGAATTGCAAGAAGGTTTTGATATTTTTAAATAAACCCTTGCTTAACAATGTTATACATGATATAATTAAATTATAAGATACGGATTAGATATGCCTTATAGAACAAATGCTGTATCTCAAGCAAGAAAAGATATCCCAAGTCTAAAGAATCTTTCTGATTCTAAAGTAAAGAAATTTATCAAAGTATTTAATGCACTTATTAAAGATGGGATGGCTGAGAAGAAGGCTATCCCTTTAGCATTGAGTCAAGTTAATAAAGAAGCTAAGGAAAACTCTTCAATGAATAATTCTTTTGTAGAGGGTTTAGCTAAACTTATCACAAAACATTTCGGTGCTGCAAATAATCTTCAACAAATTGTTAAATTTAATGAAGAGCAAATGATTGCTATCGAACCTCTCTATTGTAAACCGATGGAAGCTGACCTTCATGAAGAGGGTATGACTGAAGAAGAAATCCGTAAAATGGTAGATAACATTAATTCTAACATTGATAAGATTTCTGGAAATATTGGTCATGCTGTTAATACGGATGGTTTCTATTTTGTTAAAGCTTGGGTTAATGAATGTGATTGTATTATCGGTGATGAGATTGTACCAGAAGGTATGCCTATTATCAAAGTACAATTTGTAGATGACAAGCTTTGGGAATTACGCAAGTCTGGTAAATTAACAGGCTTGAGCATTGGTGCTCTTGGTGCTGTCGTAGATAACCCAGATTATAAAGAAGAGGAAAGTGAAAGTGAAGCAGCCTAAGAAATTAATTAAGGATATTACATTTGACTTCGACAAAGAAGCAACCAAATGTGGTCCTCATATTGCGTATACACTTCCTATCCAAGGTGGTGCTGCATCAGGTCATAACACAAGTTTCCTCTTCAAAGCAGAAGAAGTAGGTGAAGAAGTTTTGAAAGCAATTAAAGAACTTGGACTTGAAGAAGTAAATAAAGATTTTGGTCTGATTGAGAATAAACGTCGGTTTATTGAACATGCTGTACGTAAGCAGTTTAGTGATGATGACGAATGGATTTGGATTGTTGATTTTAATGATACAACAATTTATTTCTCAAACTGCAAAGGTGTATATGCTGTAGGTTATGAATATGATGTAACTACAGGTGAAGTAATGCTAGATAAACTAGCTGAAAAAGCTATCCACCTTAATATGTTTACCATTCAATCAGGTAAGATGAAATTATCAGAAGAAGCTGAAGATCAAATTGAAGAAGGCTTGCTGGTAATTATGGAAAAAGCTTTTGAAGCTGGTGAGAACACCGAAGACTTAGGTGTTTTGAAATCATTGGTTGAAGGTTTTTCAGAAATTTCCTCACAAGGAGATGTTAATAAGTCTTCTGGGGAAACAGATTCTGATCCCGTATTAGAATCGAACGTTAACGTAGAACACCCTGATACGGGTATCACCAAAAATAAAGAGGATACTATGACCGAAGAAGTCAAAACTCCAGAGTTGGATGTAGAAGCCCTCAATAAGTCTCTGGCTGACATGCAAGAACTTTTGAAAGCTGAACAGAAAGCTCGTGAAGCTGCTGAAGCTAAAGCACTTGAAATTGAGAAAGCTGCTGAAGTTGAACGTATTGAAAAAGCTAAAGCTGACCTTTCTGAAGTAGTTAAAGGTTGGGAATCTGTAGAAAATACAGAAGAAGTTGTAGAAGCTCTATTTAAAGCTGAAGCATCAGATGTTCTTATTAAAGCTATGGAAGCCATGAATGCTCGTGTAGAAGAAATTAAGAAAGCTGTTGGTGAAGCAGAACATGGTCTGGATGGTCAAGTTGAAGTGACCTCTGACATCAGTAAAGCCAAAGATGCTGTTGCTGAAATTCTAAAAAATCGTCGTAACAAACAATCTAAATAATTTAAGAGGAATTAAATAATGGCTACTGGTGTTATTGATACTCGTCCTACTAAAGTAGGTGAAGTTCTTAAACATGAATATGTTCCATCAACTGGTTACTGCCGTCGTGAAGTTACTGTGACAGTTCCAGCAGGTGGTTTGAAAATTGGTGCAGTACTAGAATCTACTTCTGTTTCTGGTAAGTATACTCTTGTTGCTAATCTAACTCAAGCAGATGCAGATGCAGTTCTCATTGATACTCGTGTCAATGATGACACAACTGTTGGTGGAGATTTTACTCTTGCTGTTCTTGTTAAAGGACCAGCTCAAGTTCGCGGTGACTCTCTATCTTACAATGCTGATGTTGCTGACCCATCAACCGCTATTGCAGCTCTAGAAGCTCTTGGCATCCAAGTACTGTAATCTTTGAGGAGATAATTTAAAATGGCTATTACACATGATCCAAGCAACATCAATGGTATTATTGATTGGACCAACGAAGTACGAGTAATTGATAACCAGTTTGGTTTCATTCGCTCAATGGGTGGTATGTTTGCTACTCAAGCAACTTCTCAAGATTCTATCATCTTTGACCGTGTTAAGAACAGCATCAACATGATGTCAGAAGGTTCTGCTCAAGCTAAAACTCATGGTGTTGGTAAAGACCGTGAAGTTGAGCAAATTGCAATGCTTCTGAAATTCTACAAAGAGATGGATTATATCGATGTATATGATATTCAATCTCAACGTATGCCGGGTTCTCCTGATATGTCAGAAACTCTTGCTAACGTTCGTGCTACCAAACTTGAAGATCTACGTCTTGCACATGACCAACGTGATGAGTACCTACGTTATAAAGCAATGAAGGGTGACCTTCCTACTGGTGCTGTTGCTGGTCAAACTGACATGTACGGTGTATACGGTCTGAATAAGGCTGCTGACTTTACTGTTGACCTAGATACTGGTAATACTTCTGTTGACCTAGATGGTAAGATTGCAGAAGTTAAGCGTAAAATTGCAAGTGGTATCAAGGCTGGTACTCCAGTACAAGGTATTGACTTCTACCTAGATTACGCTCTGTTTGATGAAATTATTGCTAACCCTAAATTCCGTGAAGTTTACAACATGTACCAAAATTCTGGTAAGCAACTTCTACGTGATGACCTGAGTGCATACTACTCATGGGGTGTTACTGATTTCTTCGAACATCGTGGTGTACGCTTCATTGCTTACAACCCAACTTTCCTAGAAGCAGATGGTTCAGAAGTTACTGTTCTTGGTGCTGGTCAAGGTATCGCTGTTCCACGTGCTGGTCGTGACCTTCTTCGTGGTTACTTCGGTCCTGCAAACAAACTATCTCTGGCTAACCAAGGTGGTCAAGAAATGTTTGCATTTGAACGTACTTCTCAAGATGATGAATCTCATACTCTTGAAATTCAATCTAAGAAACTGTACTTTGCTACTAAACCAGAAGCAATCATCCAACTAACTTAATAATTAGTTGAATAATATGAAGCCTCCTCCTATTTGGAGGAGGTTCTTTTGTTTTTGGAGGTAGAAAATGACACTAGAAGAGCTGGTTTCTGCTATTTATCTTGCTATGGGGTTGACATCAGAAACTCTCCCACAAACAACTGTAGAAGCTTACATTCTATTGTGGCAGGATACATATCCAGACAATGATTGTCAAGTGATGTATAATACAATTTTATCTCTTTATTCTTGGTTGATTAAATCTTCTGCTGCGGATAATACGGGTGGAGGTAAGATTCGTGAAAGAGAAGGTTCTGTAGAAATTGAACACGATAAAGTTGACAAGAGTTCAGATTGGGAAAGTGCTAGGGATGAATTTGTAAAGAATCCTTGGGAATCATTACCTCAATGTCGAGTCGAATTCACTAAGAGTTCTGTTTCACCTATTATTCTTGGTGGTGTGCGTAAAGATGAAGTTTCTCGTGTAAGACGTGATACTAACAGATTTAGTCAATATTCTGAGAGGTCTCCATACAGCCCTAGACGTAAACGTTATAGAAGTTTGACTAATATCAACTCTGTTGATGAAGATTGTTAGGATTTAGAGGATAGAGGTTGGAGTAGCTACCGCCTTGAACGACATTCCAGAGTGTCTTCCTCGCCTTTTCTGGCTACAATTTGATATGAATTATTATCTGGATAATGGTTCTAACAATACACCCAATTTTCTTTATCAAGGAAGTTGGGTTTTATTTTATATAGAGGAAAATGATGTTATATATTATGGAATCAATATCCAATAATGATTGGGTTAGTGTAAATAGCATAAGTGGTGTTACCATTGGTGAAAAGTTTACCTTAATAAACCAAGGAAGTACCCCTCTTTTGTTACAAGAATCTGACACAAAACCAGATGCGTCTTTAAATTTAGGTAAAGTTCTTCAGGATTCTGGAGATGAAGGTTTGTCTCGTACAGTGGTATTAGCTACTGCAAAAGAAATATGGGTAAAATCTTCCTCTAATGTAAAAGGAAGATTATATGTACAAACAACTTACCCATTTACCGATTTTGGCGAAACTGACCCACGAGTCCAATCTGGTGGTGCAGCTTTAACAGTGCAATCTTATGATGAAAGCAATAAGAAGGCTGGTGTGCAGTGGGAAGCTTCTCGTTTAGTTAATGCAACAAACGCAACATATTATTATTCTGTTATTGTTACTGGAGATAAACCAGTTGATTTAAAACGTCGAGAGTTTGCATATACAGATTTAGGTTTGATTGGTTATATTTACAAGAACCCAACTTATACAGGTGGTACTCCAGACGAAGTATATAATATGACCGATATCAACCCTGTTGCATCAGGTATACAGCTTTTGACAGGGATAACTATCACCAACCCTACACAAATTCCAACCAATAATGGAACCAATGCTCCTGCTGCATGGGGAACTCCTTTCGGTGCTCCTATTTATGCAATTGGACCTGTTAATAATCAAACCTCTGGTTCTACAACTCAATCTTTTGCATCAAATCGTATACTAGCACCGAATACTTCATATCTTCTTGTATTTTATTCTCGTAGTGCACAAGAAATTAGTGCTCGATTAGAATGGTACGAAGGCGATATAGACCGCAATGGTGGTGGAGTGATCGTATAAACTAAAGCCCACTCATTTGAGTGGGCTTCTTCTTATCTAAATATACTCTATTTCAACGTAGGAAGCTCTCAGAGAAGATTTAAACATCTCAGGCATAGATTGTTCATCAAAAATGTAAGCCTTCTCTCTGCTCGTTACAGAGCCATTTAAGGTCCAATACATAATCTGACCAGAGATGTTGACTTTTACGATGAATTTGTCAGTTGTCCTCATGAACTACCCAATCTCCTTTTATATTTTTCCATATGTGTTGGTTGGTACTTCCTCTCCATATTAAAGATGTGTCTCTTAGTGATTGAATATATTTCCCATCAACCAACACATCTATCACATCCAAAATTTGACTACGTAATAAATCATTTTGAATTTCTTCAAGAGTATAGCCTGTCCATAGCCAAATATCTTTATTTGGTAAAAGAGTTTTAACTTCTCTAGAGAAAATTAATACTTTTATATAAGGTTGAGATAAGTCTTGTAATATTTGATCTTTGAATTCTCGTGTAATTATATTACCAACATTACCCCATGAGTTTTTATTAAAACAACCTTCACATCCGTGTGAACACCTTGACACCCAAATGACACATCTAGCACCAGTCCCATTCTGTGTATCAAATTTTGAGTAATCTATATATTTCATGCATTCTTAACCCGACACTTCTGCTCATCAAACTTACCTTTATTAGCTGGACGGGCTAAAGCTGAGTGGGTATACCCAGAGATACGCTTTATACATTCAGCAGTTTCTGGATTATTATTGCCGCACTCTGGACAGAAATAACCATGTTCATCAGCATCAAATTCTCCACGATAACCACACTCAAAGCATTTATCTACAGGTTGGTTACAGATTAAGTAGTTGACTTTATCATATGCTGCTTTAACTACAGACTCAAATCCTTCGATATTATTTATCATACTAGGCAACTCAATATTATTCACATTGCCACCTGATGCTAATAAATAATAGTCACTTTCTTCATCAAACTTGTCAACAATATTTAAATTTTTAAACACAGGTTGGTGAAAAGAGTTGGTAATAAAATCTCTGTCAAATTTCCACTCAGGGAACTCAGATTTAAGCTTGTTTGCAATAGTATAACAACCGTTCTCTAAGGGGCTACCGTATGGACTAAAAGCAATATTTGTCTTTTTAGTATATTCTTCTGTTTTATCTTTTAAAAACTCAATCACCTTCATGCCAAAATGTTTCGTCATATCATTAAGGATCTCTTGTGCTTCATATAAACCCCCATAGCCAATACTACAAGTTGCGTTACCATTATAGAATAAGTGGTCAATAGTATCTTCTGCTTTAAGAGTAGCTAATGCTCCATATTGCCATAAGATAGGACTTACTTTAGCTTTAGTTCCTTTCATTCTCTCTATACGAAACATATTTGCTTCAAAAGCTTTGTCACATAAAAATGACAATTCATCAAAGAACTTATCCTTATCACCATCAGCTTTTAAGGCAGCATAAGGTAATGATACAGTGGTTACGCCAAGGTTAAATCTACCAGATACTTTCTCTTTACCATCTTCTGTATATTTACCAACAAAACTTCTGCAGCCCATCGCTGTAATTACGTTCTCTGAATTTCCTGTCATTTTTCTATTATTGGGCGCCATGACAAAATCAGGGTACATATGTTTTGCGGAACATTCTAAAGCTAGAATAAATTCTTCGTGATTTGGGTCTTCTTTATTAAGATTAACACCTTCCTCTACAAAGTAGAGAACTTTAGGAAAAATAGGGCTTCTATGTTCTTTACCAATACCATTTATATGACATTTCAAATATTCTTCCTTAATCATCTTACAAAGTGGGTCTTGTGATAAAGATAAGCTTATTGTTGTAAATGCAGACTGACCATTAGACGACGTAACCGTTTGAATTTGGTATATAAATTTCTGACAAGCATCATAAATTTCTTTACGTAAAGATTCCTCTACGTAACTGTCAGGTAGTCCGTATTTCTCTTGTGTTTGTTTAATCTTCTTAAGACTTTTCTCAGCATAAGGTTGCAACACTTTATCAAATTCATGCATTGATTGTCCACCATATGAAGATCCTGAAATCTTACTAAATATTTGACAGGCAACATTAGCTGCGGTTCCAATTGAGTTTGGTTGTTCAATCTCAACATCCCCTAGTTTTACACCATTTGCCAACATATACTCAAAATCATAAACTCCACAATTATGAATCCCTTTACTAATAAAGTAATCTTTATCATGTATATGAATTGCACCCTTATCTTCAAGTTCGATAAGATGTTGTGGGTAAGATGTTTTTGCTAAGTGTTTGCTAACAATACCAGCAATAAGGTCTCTGTGAGTTACAGTTTGATTAGAGTCTTTATTAGAGTTCTCTCTAGAGACATCTTCATTACTACCATTGAGGAATTCCTCAATATCATAAAATACTTTATGCTTACCTTCCCTGATACGATCTCGTTCAGCACGATATCTAATATAATGTTTTGCAATATCTTTGTGCTTACTTACCATTAACGTATTTTCTACAACATCTTGTATACGTTCTACAGTTAAGTTGTGTTCGTGTGTAAGTTTAAATACTACCTTTGTTGTAATTTGATCTGCAATATTGTGTGAATCATAATCAGAATACCCAACACTAGAACACGCTTTCTTTACAGCATTGAAGATTTTATTGGTATTGAAATCTTGTTCGATACCATCACGTTTAATTACTTTCAAAACACCCTCCTTATTTAGTGTGTATAATTATTATCGCAGGGTTTCAGATGATCAACTTTGATCTATATCAAATATAATAATATTACATGAGAGCAATTTTGCAAAAGAAAAAAGCCTCCGAAGAAGCTTATGTAGTAATAGTTAAAATAACTCCTGTAATCAATCCTAACATCTTTTAAATATCTCCTAATACGATTCATCATCTTACAGATTAAAACGTCTTAGAATGCGTCTCAGTTTTAATTTGAGCTATTCTGCTTATCAATACTAACGTTTTAATCCTTTTCCTACGCAACTTAAATCCCCAAGCCGTGTTTCAATTACCAAACCTTTTGATGCTACACAAT